TAGGCTTCGGTGACGAGAACGTGCTCCGTCTGCTCCTGGTCCTGGTCCTCTTCGAGGTTCGTCACTCCAGTGCCAATGTCTTCGAAGCGGGCGATCCGCTCGGGGGACATGGACAACTCGTCGTCATCATTCGTGCCGATGTCGTAGACCAGTTCCCTGTCGTAGCCCATGGAGATCAACTCGGACTTCGTCTTGCGGGTCCGGTGGGCCACGAAGTGGGCCTCGGCGACCGAAGGGGCCGTGGAGGTGATGAGGAATTCCTCAGGGGCGATGGGGGTGTAGCGGACCTGGGACTTGTCGATCCGGCGCGTGAGCGTGCCACTGAACAGGCCCGTCTCCGGGTCGTGCGTGGCCTCTACGTCCTCGACGTCCTCTTGGGCCGTGAGCATCTCCAGGGCGTCCACGTCGATGTCGGAGAATTCCTCCTCCTGATCTTCGTGCCGCTCGTCCCAGAAGACCTTGACGATGCCCGTGCGGGCCATCAGGCCGTCCTGGATCACCGAGGCGAACGTGCCGTAGCTGTCGTTCTGCCTGTGGATCACATAGTCCGCGTATTCCGTTGCGATCCGCATGGGTTCGACGTCAGCGTCGGTTTGCGGGTCGAACGAAACGATCTTGTTACCTGCGCTGAAGGTCTCCAAGAGCACAGCCTTGAGGGACTCCACAGCATCGAACACGTCCATCGAGACGTACTTCGAATTACCTGCGTGGGACGGTGCGGGCTTCTCGCCATGGTAGTACTCCATGACCTTCTTCCGCTCCTCGGAGAGCTTCGACGAGTAGTACTCCACACTAGACGTGGCGTACTTCTGGACGAGGCTCTTGAGTTCGTCTTCCGACACAGGCTTAAACTTCTTGGAAGCCTTAGCCATTAAATCATTTCGATGTAGTAGTCGTCCGTACTCTCAACGGGAGTAAAGCGACCTTCGTGGATGAAATTCGCGATAGCGAGGGACATGACGCAATCGTCGAAGCACCCGGGTTCCGCCTGCATTTTCCCTTCGTCGGTCACCACGTAAGTGATGAGTTCGCGGAGGGTCACCTTGTCGACGACCTCGATGTCCTTCTCACGGAACGCAGCGCGGAGCTTGTCGATGATGAGGGGCTTGGTCTTGACGGTGGTGCGGAAGCCATAGACGACCGTCTCATCCTCCGTCTCCTTGTCGACGTGAGTCTCGAAGTAGAGGTTCGGGTATGCGAGGTCTTTGCCTAAGCGGGTTGCTGTGAGAATGCCGTGGTTGTTGTTTTCCACGCCTATCTTGGCCGTGTTGAAGAACTGGCCGAGCTTGTCCAACACTGTTGCGAAGTAGTCGGGGTGTACCTGGGAGCGGTAGGTGCCGACCTGTCGTTTTTGTGAGTCGAGGATCTGTGCGACCGACCAGTCCCCGCCCTTGTACCCCATGGCCACGTCCGCACCGATGTAGTACGTCTCGCCGGGATCGTGGAGGCGGTAGAGCAGGAGGTCGCCGCGTGGCGCTTCCTCGAGGGAGTCACCGATCAACTCCATGCGGACCTTGATGTCCGGAGCGACCTGGAGGAGTCCGTGGATCTGTTGTGTGTGGAAGACCGGACGGCCCGAGGTCAGGAAGGCTTCATCGGCGTGACAGGGATACTCCTGCATGAACATCTCTTCGCCGTTGATCGCGATCTTGTGCCGACGGAACATAAGCTGCTCGTCGTCGAGACCGTAGAGCTTCACAAGCTCGTCTTCCTTGGGGGTCCGTGAGAATCCCTTGGCCACCGGGGCGCGGTACTCCTTCTGCACGAACCACGGGATGAACACAGCCTCGTAGTCGGACTTGCCCTCGACAGCCGAGGTCCAGATGTTGTGGAAGGGGTTGCCGATGCCGTTGGCCGTGCTCTCGACGAACACGAACGTGCCGGGGTTGTTCGGGATGGCCTGCATCAGGCCGTTGATGTTGTCCTTGGCCGTGGCGGGCGGGTAGAACGCTGCCTCGGACAGGTGGGCCAACTGAATGGTTTCGCCTCGACCGACACCCTCACCGCCTGCCGTAGCCACCATGTAGGAGCTATCGAGCAGGTCGAAGGAGAGTTCGCGGCGCGACGAGTATTTCGTGTGGGGTCTGAGGATCTCGGGGACGTTTTCGTGATACCGCTTGGCCATGTCGAACAGGGCCTTCGTGGACTCCCCGAGGTGGGTCATAACGATGGACTTGACGGCCTTGTGCTGGCTCGTCCACCAGTAGATGATCCCCTCGATGATGGTCGACAAGCCCTGCTGACGCCCCTTGAGGACGACCACGCGGACCTTGCCGGTTGCTTGAAGCTGTCGGATGACAGTCTTCATGAAAATCTTTTGGGCGTCGTTGAGGACCAAGGGGACAACCGTGCCCTCCTTGGTGCGGATCTTGAGGGCGTGCTTGGCGTAGAACTCGAAGTCCTCATACAGCCGCTTTCGCACGGCCTCAATACTCATTCGTCGTCCTTAACTTCGTTGGCGAGATCGAGGAGGAAGTCCTCGGCCTTCTTGACGTTCACGGTCGTTTCCGACGCGGGCTTCGCCAGGGTAAAATCGAGCAGCGTTCGTGCTGCCGCTAGCCTGTCCTTGGGACTGATGTCCTCGAGGTGCATCACCGCAGCTACGGTTTCGATGGCCTCGCGGGCATACTGATCCTTCGGCAGGACGTATCCTTTTTCTTCCATGGTTTTCAGTAGTTTTAAGCCCTGGGCATGGGCGTAAGCCCACACCTTCTGGCGCATGTGTTTGGTCCAACCTGCAACGGCCCCGTGGGGACGCTTGAAGTTGGGTGAGTTCTTTCCCCGGGAACGCCACTCAGCTAACTGAGCGCGGCCCTCAGGCGTCTGACTCAGCTTTGCGAAGTGACTTTCCGGATTTTTGCGGCCCTTTCGGCCGTCCGGCTTCGGCGCTTGCGCCACTGGGTTTCTCCAAGGTTTCCAGGGTGGCCAGGCGGGCTGTGATGGACTTCTGCACAGCCGCGAGGGTTGCCTGGGTCGATGGGACGAGGTGGGAATGGGGGAGTTGGTGCAAGACCTCGGCCCCCACGGCCAGCTTTTCCTCGTTGGTGAGTGCTGCGTCTTCAAACACGCGGTCGAAGGCACGCAGCAGATGGACGATGTCGATGGTTTTCAATGGGTTACTTTCCGTAGCGGATTAAAGGCTCGGCAATTCGCTTCGCTTCAATCTGCTGTGCGGTGTCGGCACTCTTCATGAAAGCATCGAACGCCTTTTGACGGTTCACGTTGGGGTCTTCAGCACCCTTCACGTTCTTCGTGTCGATGAGTTTTGCCACCAGCTTCTTCACTTCGGAATCCTGAGCGGTCTCGAGAGCGTTCTTCTGGATGATCTGGCGCGACTCCTTGGCGGAAGTCCAGGCCTTCGGGTGCATGACGTCGTCGAGGGCCGGTGTAGCGGCTGCGGGGGCCTCGGCGGGCAGCGAGCGGCCCATAATCGCGGCCTTCTCTGCTTCCGACGGCGTCCGACTGCCAATTTCCGGCATGGCCCGCAGTGCATCCTGCAGACCGTAGTAACGGAACTTCTGGCCGCTCGAGGAGAGCATCATTGCCGCCACCTTGCCGTGGGTATCCGGGGATTCCGTAGCGAGCTTCGCGATTCCGGCCTTAACGGCTGCGGGGTCGCTGTTGCCGAGGTGGGCGAGCATCATCTTCGCGGCAGGGCTTTCGAACGTGAGACCATCGAAGTTGCCTGCGCCGATTCGACCGACCGTGTCCGACAGGTTTTGCGCTGCCACGGCCTTCGCGGCCTTCTTGGCGGTCGTTGCCTGGACGGCCTCGAGACCCTGTGCGGGCACCTGGGGACCGACTTGGGCCGCTTCGGCCTGCTGGCGCATGACCTTCGAGAACTCGGACATCTCCTGCGGGTTGCGGGGAGCGCCGAATTGGTTCGACATGCCAAGCAAGTAGGTCGGGTCGCTGGCCTGCGTGTCCGCAAGGGCCTGCTTCTGGGCCAGTTGGGTCTTCAGGGCCTCCTTCGAGATCGCGGCATCCGCTGCCTGTTGGGCTTGGAGTGCTGCGCGTTGAGCGGGGGTGACCTGAGGGCCGATGCGGGCCGCAAGCTCCTGCGCCTGTTGAGCGGCCATCGCCTGTGCTGCCTTGGCCTGGGCCGCGTTCATCTGCGGACCCACGGACGCCTCGGCCTTCCCTGCTTCCATCGTCTGCTGTGCGACGTTGGCGCGGTTCGCCTGCCCTGCCTGTTGAGCGCGGAACATGTACTCCCGTGCTGCCGCTTGGGCCTCTGGGGACATGGGGTTCGCGCCTGCGGCTGCTTGGCGGGCCTGCTGGCCTGCGGCGAAGGCGTTCTGGAACTGTCGGTTGCCCTGTTGAGCACCTCGAGCGTCCTGGCCTGCCGTAGCGGCTGCTGCGCGGGCACCGAGGGATGCCTTGGCGGCTGCGGCCAGGTCGTTGAGACTGTTTCCGCCCTGCTGGCCGTACTGCTTCAGGTACGCCTCGGCCTGGTTGCCACGCTTGAGCGCCGCAGCGATGTTGCCGGTGCGATTCTCTGCGCCGCCTGCGAGCTTGCTGGCGAGGATCCGAGCGGCCTTGGTGTCCAGGGCGAACCCGAGACCCGGAGAGATTGCGTGGCCTACCGCAGCAAGACCACCATTGTCGATCAGGTGCCGAGCGGACGTCGCGAGCATGCCGTTGGCGGCAGGTACACGGGCCGTGAGGGCCAGGGTCCGGTTGCTCTTGATGATTGCATCCGCCACGGCGTTCCCGTTGGGGATCTCGCGCAATGCGTTGATGCCGTCCTCGTCGAGTCCACGGGACCGTTGGAGCGCGTTGAGGAGCGTCTGACGATCTTCCGTCTTTGGCATCTGACGAAGCTGCTCCGCGACCTCGGCCTTGTAGCGGTTGGCGAGTGCGTTCGCATCAGCGGCCCCGAGCGGGACCCCTTCCTGCGTGGCGCGTTGCTGCAGACCCTTGAGGTCCGCGATGATCTCTGCGTCCCGCTGTGCGTTCCCGGCGTTGCCCGACTTGAGCAGGAACGAGTTCGCAAGCTGGTTGTCGGTGGCCTTCGACAGCATGCCCCCTGCGGTGCCACCAAGGGCACCAAGGCCCATACTGAGGCCCATCTGCTGCGGGGTGACATCGTCGAGGTTGTCTGCGTGGCCGAGGGTCCATGCGGCACCTTCGGTCATGCCTGCGGCACCACCAGCAACTGCGCGGGCAGCACGGGATGCCGTGGGGACGGCTTCGATTGCGCGGCCCGTGAGGGAGAGCGCACCGGCACCCGGCGCGAAGACGGATGCGATCTGACCTGCGGCGAACTCGGGGCGGGTGTCCTCGTAGTCGTGGACGTTCTTCAGGACTTCGTGGTAGCGGTCCCCGAAGGTGCCGCCATCCTGGAAGTTGACTGCTGCGTTGAGGGCAGCACCTGCCTTGTCACCCATGCCGTACGTGATCGCGTCGATACCCCCGTGGACGAGGTTACCTGCGGTCTCGAGAGGCGAGTCCGTGATGTTGTCACCGAGTTGCTGCACCCAGTTGCGCTTCGGCTCCTTGGCGGCTTGCGCCGCTGCGAGCTGGTCCGGGGACATCTGGCCCGGGAGCGCGAACTGGGTGTTGTCGCTCGGCGGGGCTTCGCCGTACCCGAGGGGGTCGGGATTGGGAGTAGATGCTGCAGGCTGTCCAGGGGCGCCTTCTTGCCCTTGGACGGAGCCAGTGGCTACTTGGGGACTCGAAGCAGCCTGCGGGACGTTCTGGGGGGCTGTAGGCGAGTCCGCAAGCGGAGCGCTGGACCACCAGTTGTCCCCTTGGGGAGCCTGGGGAGCTTGAGGAATTCGACCAGCGACCTGCTGCCCGTATTGGAGCGTGTCAGGTGCGTTGGGGTTGCGGGGGTCGCGCACGGCGATGCCCTGGCGGGCCTTGTCGATTGCGCCGGGACCACCGTAGTAGCCCGCAGCGGTCAGCGCAGGGTCTCCCCCGGCCTTCTCTGCGAGTTGTGTGACGTAGCGGACACCCGCTCGAGCGTTGTCGACGGGGTCCTTGATGTTCCAACCATCGTCGGCCACGGAGTGGAACGTGGCAGGGACAATCTGCATCCCTCCCACGGCACCTGCGTTCGACGTCTTGGTGTTCTTGCCACTGCCCGACTCTTGATGGTAGATGCTGCGGGCAATCGCTGCAACCGTGGGGTTCGCGCCTTCAGCATCCAGTGCAACGTCCATCGGGCTTGCTAAGGGAGCGGAGTCCCACGGATCAGCCATTACGGTTTCCTTCGAATCGACCCATCAGGGGCCTTGAAAACAGAACCGGACGGCAGAGCGGCAAAGCTCTGTGCATCGGTCACTGCGGGGGGTTGGTACGAACCGGAGCCGGTGCCTTGGGTCCCTGTGGGGACCTTGGAAGTGCCCGAGGTGGCGAAGCCTTGCGTCGGCGTCGGGTTGGCCTTGTTGTACTGGTCCGATTGGAACTTGTGGACCTCCTCCAGGATCGCCTTCTGCTGCTTCAGGAACGGGATGATTACCTTCTCGCGGTCAGCCGTCGGGGACGGGATGTCGCCATTCAGGAAGTTCATCTGGTCGTTCGTCAGGGCACCCTTCTTCTGCATGTCCTGGACCAGTGCCGCGTCGATGTGAGCACGCTGGATGACCAGGTTGCCTGCAGCCGAGTCGGACCCGAGGGCCTGCGCGATCTGCGGGAACATCGCGGCCATACGCGGCCATGCGGTGGGGTCCGCGGATTGCGCTTGGGCCACTGCGAGGGCGCGGTCGTTGGCTTGCATCGCCGTCTCGGTCTGCACAAGTGCGTTGCCGTACTGCTTGGAGTTCGCACGGTCGTCCTTGGCCTGGTCGCGCTGCATTGCGAAGTTGGCCGTCGCCAGCGCCTTCTGCATGCCGAGTTGGCTCTGTAACTGCACCTTGCCGAGCAGGAAGCCTTGGACCTGGTTGTTCGGCATGATCTGCGGGGCCTGGCCGGGAAGCTGGACCTGCGAGAACGCACCGTCGGCCAGCGGAGTGACCTTGGGAGTGTTGAGTTCGCGCTGGCCGTTGAGCGTCGAGTCGTACGTGTCGTTCCACGCCTTCCCTGCGTTGGCCATGCCCTCCTGCAGATTCTTTCCACCCATCAGCGCCGAGCCTGCTGCGATCAGGCCGTTGTTCATCGAGAGGTTCGGGTCTGTCGCCTGCTTGGCGAACATCGACTGGATCGCGTCCGAGTTCGGATAGCCCATGGCCTGCGCCATAGGAGTCTGCGGGGGTGCATCCGGAGCCATAGCCTGGGCCACGGGAGTCTGCGGGGGTGCATCCGGAGCCATAGCCTGGGCCACGGGCGACTGCATCGGAGCGCCGCCACCGAACATGGACTGGCCCTGCTGGTTGTTCATCGGGTAACTGAGGTAGTACGGCAGGTCCGTGG